AGTTATCACCTGTCGCTGTTGGCGTAGTTGTTGAAAGGCCAATATAGCAAGTTGATGCTAAACTGATCTGATTTGTCCTTCCAAAAAATGCATTTAAAATTGAGTTTGCTGTTGCGTTTGTAATCATGATTTTATCCTCCTAAATTTCATATTTTATTAATCTTGATGTTGTTGTATCCGTTGCACTTGAAAATTGATAATCAAAGACTAAGCTAATTAAGTTAGCGTTGCTTGTATAGCCCGAATAAAGCTTACCTCTAGCTGTGTAGTCATTATTACCATTTGGTCCATACATGCTAGTTCCAAAGTATGTTGTTGCTGATGCAGTTCCTAATTTTGAAGGCAAACAAATAAATGGATTGTTATCATCCCAACCAAGAGCCTGAACACCTCGCCAGTTTGAACTAGTTGTAACGTTCTTATAGTAAGAAAGCTGTGATTTATTAATAGTTCCATTTTTATATGTTTCGATATCCCTTGATGTATAATATGCACCTGTTACGTCAGGCATCCAAAGTGCATCATTACCAACAAAGTCCTCAATCCCACGATATTTCATTCGGTTATTCGCTGTTAAGTAACCAGTTAATGCTTCAATTGTGTTTGTTGCACCAGTTGCTTGGTTGTAACTTGAATAACCATTTAAAATGTTTGTTGCTCGCTTATTAGCAAATTCTATAAGCCAAAGAAAAGTTAGAATGGTATGTTCATAGTTTCCATAAGGCTTATATCCCACACCATTTGCTTTCGCATAAGCTGTCCATTGCAATGGTGTATGGCTTTGACTCATAGACTTACCAGTTTTAGAGACCATCATATTATTTTCTTGATGTGATAAATATTTACCAACAAGAAACGCATCTGATTTATACCAATTTCCAGAACCCTTTTTATATCTAGCCACAGCTATATCCGTAATATTGTCTTCCTCATCTGTTCCGATTCGCCACCACATTTCAGGAATTGAGATAAATATGCTATCTTCAACATTAACTTCAGTCATTGCGTTATAAGGAAATTCATCGTCAAAGTCACTTGAAACTATACCAGTTGATGTATTAATGGCATATGTTTTACCAACCGAATCATCTGTTCTTGTTAAAGCTATCGCCGAGTCATACATTCCGCTTACACCGAATATCTTTGTTGTTATAACTTCATTACTTGTAAAATCACCATAATCTGTATGAACTACAACCATAAAATTGTTTATAGAACCTTCTGTTACTGAAGTATCGGAATAATCAATTAGAACATCCTCAGTTGATAGAGCATCGTGGTCTATAGTCTTTTCTAACACCTCATCCACATACAAATCAATTGATGATATTCCTGGTTGAACGTTGGTTACTACAATTCCCCCTTCAGACTGCATAATAAAAGGATTATTGTAATACTCTTTTTCTACAGCTTCACTGTTTCTAAACCCCTCACCCGTTGCAATAACCTTTATTCTATGAAGTCCATAGGTTCTTATGTATTGTTTTAAATCTAAATTAATAGCCATTAAATGCCCTCCTTTTCTTCGTAAGTTAAAACATCATTAAGATAGATATGATGCGTAACGTTTGCTGATCTTCTTTGCATGTAATCTATATTTGATAATTTCAAAACATAATCATCATTCAGTACAACTTTGTCACTTGAGATAGGTAATACTTTATCAATAAAATCTACTTGAAACTGAAACATATCCCATCCACTATGAGCACTACCATCTTTTCGATATTTAACGTCATAAAAGTTTGTGCCTGTAGGAGCATCAAGTATTAGTTCTTTTGGTGTAGTTGCAGTTTGACCTTTTGCATCCAACAACACTCCAGTATCAACGTTTGCACTTAAAGATAATGCAACATTCATTTGTCCGACAAGGCCAAAGTCGTAGTTAGATTCCGAACTTTGCATCCATAAAAACCTTATAATCTTTGGGCTTTCAGTATTTACAATCTTAATTCTTGCAATGGCAAAGCTGCTATTTATTCCTATGTTTGTCGGTTTATAATAACCATCTGAATCTCTAATAAAGGTATAAGTTGTTCCAAGTGGCTCAACACTAACAAAAATAGGATCTTCTTCTTTTACCTCTTCATGAAATAATTCATCGTTTTCATAAAATAAAAGCTTTTGAGAATATATCGGAAATGATGTAATAAGCTTAAATTCATGGTCGATAAATCTTACTTGTTGCTTTTTCAGTTGTGGTTCTTCATCAGCGACTACTTCGATTTTCACATTGGCATCCATTGATTCAAAAGATATCTCACCTGTATACATCGAGTAATAGTAATCGTCAGTTAGCTCATATTCATCAGATCCATTTTTCTTTTTATACACATTGATGATTACTGGTAGCCAATATCCAAAGGCACTTTTTATATTAATCTTATATTTTAATCCATCACTTATCTTTGTGGTTGTATCTGTTGTCGAGATGTGTTCGTCAAGTACTTTATTAATAGAGTAAATAGAGAATCTTATTGAACCACTTTTACCTGATTCATTCATTAATGGATTTACACAAGTCGCCTGTATTAAGTAATCATTCTCTGCTTCAAACTTACCAATTAAACTAAACGTTGTAGCAGTTTGATAGAACGCCACATCCTCACCAGAGTAAATGTTAAATCCTTTGTTGAAGTTACCATTTGTGGTTGGATTTGTTATTGTAATTGTGTCACTACTTCTTGCTATGGAAGGAGTATTAAGAGTTGGCATATCTCTTGCACCTTCAAACGTTCCTTCAATTCCAGCAACAATTACACCCTGTGCTATATTCTCTGGTATAAATGTTTCTGGTTTAAGAATTAAAACTCTGTCATATAGTTCATCATCGGGTACAACGACCAGTTGATCGCCTTCTGCAAAGTTTAATTCAATAGTTCCTTCTGTAAGGTTACCTAATGAAAATTGTTTTTTAGTGCCATCTTCACCATCAAATGATACCGTTGAAATGTCACTATAAACTACATCTTCACCATGCTTATTTTTTAGTATTATGTTTGTCTTTCGCATTGATTACCTCCTATCCTAAATTTAAGTTCATACCTTCTTTTTCGCCTTCATAAACTTGATAAATTTCCAATACATCATTAATCAATACTGGATTACGCCACGAAGATGGATCAAACTCAATAACTGATTCAATACTTGCCTCAATTAAGGTATTCACACTAAATGAGTTAAAATCAACTTTAACTAAGCTCGCATTGATTGAGTCCTGAAAGGCTAGTTCAACGATATGCATTGAATCTTCTGCTAATCTCAAACTCGGCTCAGCTTGAAACAACTCATTTTCAATATGTTTAATTTCTACACTAAAAGGTGATATAGCATTTATTAATGCATCAGCAAATAACTGTGATAAATAATCAGTGATAAGCACGTCACCTTCGTAATGCAGGACATCAAGATTAAATTGACCTCCGCTAAAATATGATCCTATTGCACTTAGCATTTTGTCATCTAAGTAACCCATTAGAGTTGCACCTTTAACTACTAGCTCGTTGTGTCCTGCAGCATGTAAAACTGTAGGTTCGTTTGCCGTAGCTTCTGAAAATATATTTAACTTATGTAAAAAGTAATGAGCTGCTTGTCTAATCAACTTAATCTCAGCCTCAGAACTTTCAATTGTTAAACTACTTGATATTCTTTCATCAGGAAGTATTCTTGCTTCCTTAACAACCACACTTCCTTCATCACTTAATGCGTGTTCAATAAATGAGTCCATTAGTAGTTTTTCAAATGCCACACTTGCAGCTGTTATTCCATAAACATGATTTATTTCAGCTTCTGGAAGGATACCTGCTGGCTTTGAATGAGCACTTGAGTTTATGCTAGCTTTTGCTGGAACATTGGATACTGTTCTTCTAGCCAATGCTCTACTCATTGTTGTTCTTTGAATTCTCAAAACCGCTGAAACTATCGAATATAGGTCTCTTCCTGTGATGGTTTCCATCTCACCAAATGTTGCACTTTCTGCTGATGAATAGCTCTGTATTAAGCGTGGCCTTGCGATTTCTACTTTTGCTGATTCATAAATACTATTTAATACATCAACATATAAAGCGAGCGGTTCTAATTTTCTTAGTTCAGCCGTTTGGCTAGTTGTCGAAATAATCTCAGTTAGCATATTAATTATGTCTGGTAAGATCAGTGTTGCTTCGTTTATGTTCTCAACACTCAAGTCTATTTTTAGTATGCTTTTATTATTGTTAACTACTAACTTTGCGTTTTGGCTAATGTTTGAATATACGTAGGCATATAGATTTCTATATAACTCTTCAAGTAACAATGATGCTGATGCCGACATTCTAAATCTCTCATTAATAGCTAAAGTTTGTGCAGCATTTTTAAGGCTTATCAATGCATCGTTTGTGTGTTTATTTTTACTATTAACATTAAACTCTATTGGTTCAATGTATGAAAGTGCACTATTCGATACAGTGTTATTTATTAAATCGACATTCAAAATCGCTGAGTCTAGACTTACAAATTCAACCTGCGATGTATCTAAAACAAAAGTAAAAGCAACATTTGGTTCTGCAAATGAAGCTTCATTTTTAAAGATACTTATAAGTAGATTAAGCTTTCTGGCAATTTCAAGAATGTATGATCCAAAGAAAGTGTCAGGATTACTTGTTGTGCTTGCACCCCTAAAATCCAATCGTCCAACATAACCCTCATAAGCCTTGTTGAAGGTCCACTTCCATGTTGTTGGAACATGCACTTCGATATTGTGCCTTACTGAGTTAAAGATTTGAGCAGTTAAGGTGGGATAATAACCACTTAATAACACTCCGCTATATGTTGTATATTTATCATCCCAACTAAGACTCATAGCATTTAAGGTCTGATATAACTTATTGCATAGTGAGTTCCAAACAGCAGCTTTAAACTCAGCTGTATACCCTTTATTGTTAATGGCATAGTAGGCTTTAATGGTATCATCGTCTTTACTCCAGTTCCATGCCTCAAATGAAGTAGGTAAATTTAGATTTTTCATATAAACCACCAATTATCCAAACTTTGCAATAGCTGCACCAGTGTAAATATTCTTCATTTCTGTATCCTTGACTACATAAGCTGTGTTGTCACTGAAGCGAAAGAAAATACCGTTATAGCCTAGCATCGGAGTGAAGTTTCCACTTTCATCAGCAGGTTCAGAGTTTCCAATCCAAAGCCCGTCAGTAAACTTTTTAACAAGTCCAAAATCAGTAAATGCACCACTTCCAGAGCCAAGTTGAATATACGGATAGTCCTCACCTTCTGTTGTGTAGCCAAGTCTTAATTTGATATCGTTTGTACTATTGAAAACCTCAAAGCCGCTTGATGTCATTTGCGAGTATCCATCACTATTTTCAATATCCCCTGCATAATATCTACCGCCATAAATAGTAGACTGCCCTGACATATGTACATCCCCGTTTTCATCTACTATAAACTTATTGTTGATATTAATTTTCCCTGCATCAACCTCAATTGAGCCACTAAATTTATAACTTCCAGCAATTGGATCAAAGTAAAGCCTGTCTCTAAAGATATAGTCTTCATCCATTGCCTGCATTCTAAACTCATCGGAATTCATAATCACTTTAGCTTTCTGGTCTTCTCTTACTACCGTTAAACCATCATCAGGAGATATTTTTACACCGTAGTAACTTTTATTACTTTCTATGGAGTCTTGCTTTAATGAAACAAGATCTGCTTCGATCGTGGCTTCTGCTACACCTACCTCAAGGTCATAATCTTTGCTTATAAATGGCTTGCTTGTGATTCCAATAAGTCTTACATTTTCATTAATACCCAACCTATCAAACTTAAGATGTAACTCATCACCAACCACAAGATTGGTAGTCGGTCTTACTGTAATTGAATAAGAAGGAACTAATAAACCTGCTTTTTCTGTTTTGCTTATTGAAACTACATTTTTATCAATTAGGTCTATAGGATTTGAACTACCTCTATGACTAAACATATTTACATAGAAACCTGTAAACTCCACATCGCAGCCTATGATGTTAGCGATTTTAAGAATCATGCTTCGTACAGTACTTTCTTCTTTGATTGGAATTTCAAAATCAGCAGTAATATCACTTATCCCAGCATAAAAGCCAGTGTCTTTAAGTAGTAAAGTTAGTATCTCTTTTACTGTTCCAATTCCCCAAAAATAACTCCTTGAAAAACCGCTCAATCGATAAGAAACATGTTCACAGCTAAACTTAATTTTATATAGTCCCTTGCTTAGTGATTTTTGAATTGACACCACATCATAGTACTCATTGTTATATAGAATTGTATAATCACTACCATTTACTAAGGTTTCCAATTCATCAGTTATCAGCGTTTCAAAGTTTAAGGTTAGCACCCCTGATAGTGTTTCTTTTTTCGTGCAGGTTAGTATTTTCTCAATGTTAGTAAGAAAGACTCCACTTCTAGTGAATAGTTCAAATGCCATATTTATACCCCCATTGCACGTTTTAAGGATGCTGTTTTTAAACTTTGAATTCTACTTGTTGCTTCACTGATTAATTCACCATCCAGATATAACGGAACAGTGACTTCTATTGGTGATATCATTTCTTCATTTCTTTGAGGTGTGCCAGCACTAAAATCACCATTCATAGACTTTGCATCAATGGTTAGAGTCTTAATTGCATCTTGAAGGCTGTTTCTTGTTCCTTTAGTATCAACATTTGCTTCAACATTGATAGATGATTTAGTAGTTAGATTATTCATGATATCGTTGATGTTTTCTGTTAAATCTTCTGCTGCTTTAATTGGTGCTTCGTCAGTTTCAATACCACTACCTAAACCTTGCATCAACATGCTACCAACCCATGCCATTTTTCTTGAAGGTGATTTAATTCCAAAGAAATCAGTGATCCCCTTCCATAGGCTGCTAGCCCATCCAGAAACTTTATCTTTAATCCAACCAGCTAATGATTGAATACCATCCCATAAACCTTTTACTAGATTTTTACCCACTTCAGACATACCGCTTGTTAATGAAGAAAAAGCAGTAATGATACTTGTAATTATTTGCGGGATATTTTGTGTAATACTCTTAATAATCTCAGGTAGGTTTTGAATGATGGCTGAAAATAGCATTATTCCAATTCCCATGAATTTATCAATATTACCTGTTAAAGCATTCAATATACCTGTTATAATTTGCGGAATTGCTCCTACAATCATCATAATTATTTGAGGCAATTCTTGAATTAAGCTGATAAAAAGATTTATACCAGCTTCAATGATCAGAGGTATTGCTTCAAAGATCGCATTAATAATTCCATCTATGATTTGTGGTATTGCTACAACTATTGCTGTAATAATTTCAGGTAGTGCATCAACCAATGAAGTCAATAATTCAATGCCTACATTAATGATTTCTGGAATTGATGATAATAAGAAATTCACAAGTGCAAGTATTAATCCTGGCAAGGCCTGTATCAGTATAGGTACAGCTGCTAAAATTCCCTCCGCTAAGCCTTTTACTAATTGAAGTGCAGCATCTAAAATCAAATGTAAATTGTTAATTAGTGTATCTACAACGGTGATTAAAGTTTTAACAATTGCAGGTATGAGTTCTGGTAATGCAGCGATAATTCCATTTGCAAGAGTAACCACCATTTCAATGGCTGCCGATAAGATATCTGGAAGGCTATCAAGTATTCCATTTACCAAAGTCATTATCACTTCAATTCCTGCTTTTGTAATCTTTGGTAGTGCTTTAAGTAATCCTTGTAATAAAGTGAACACTAATTTACTAACCGCATTTAGAATAAGCGAGAGGTTATTAACTATGGCTTTTGCAAATCCAGAAACGAGTGAACCAGCCATTCCCATTATTGTTGGCAGAAAATCAAAGATTGTCTTTGTCATTTGTTCTATCGCCAAACTTACAGCTTCACCTACTTTACTAAAGTCGCCATTAGACTCATTGATTGTAGTTCCAAGAATTGCGAAAGCCTCCGTAATACCAGCAGACAGATCGCTAATAGTTGGTAAAAATACACCTTGAATGGACCTCTTTGTACTTTGAATTGCTTTTTCTAAATCGTTATATTTTACTTCATTAATTTTTTCAAGAGTATCACCCACATCAAGTGTTGCATCTTTCATGCCAGATAAAACAGGTAGTACGCTTGCTTCTAAGTCCTTATATTTTGAGCCAAACAAAGATACCGCTATTTCGTTTTTCATCAATGGATCGTTGACACTTTCAAGTGCCTTCATTACTGCATAAAAAGCATCCTTAGCTGTTTGTCCACCAGCTGCAAATGCCTCTCGCATAATATCTGCATCCATTTTCAAATAAAAGAACGCATCTTTTGTTGTTGTGCTATCTTCTTTTACTCGGTTATTAAACTCTTTAACTGCATCACCGACTTTTTTAAGACTGAATACTCCAGCATCGGAACCGTTGATTAAGCTTGTTAGAAACTCATCAGATGATAATCCTAATGCAGAATATTGAGCAGAGAATTCATTTAGAATACTTATTAAATCGCCATTTTTGTCAGCACCTTTTTGTGCTCCATATGCGATTAAGTTGTAAGCTTCTTCAGATGTAATACCGAAGTTTTTCATTAGTGAAGACACTGCTTGTGCTGATTCTTTTAAGTCATAGCCAAATGTATCACGCAGTGCAAACCCCGATTCCGTAGCTTTTTGAAGTTCCTCACCCATCAATCCAGTTGCACGACTTACAGCAGATAATCCATTAGCTACATCTTCTAGGCTATCTCCAAAATTACGTTTATAAACACTTTGTGCGATTACACCAAGTTGCTCTAACTCTTCTTCACTAGCACCTGTAGATGCTGCGATTTGATTAATTGCCTTGTTGTATTCATCACCTAATTTTACAAGTTGAACACCCGCTGCAATAGATGCTGCAGTAATTGCCGCCATCGCTGCTGCAAGAGCCACTCCCATAGATTTAGCAACTCCACCAAGTTTTCCAAATTTAGAACCAGAGTCGTCTGCTTTATCTCCGCTATCTTTTAAAGAATCTCCTAAATCATCAGTTGCTTCTCTTGCGTCATCAGTTGCTTCACTATGATCTTCAAGATCACCTGTGTTTTTCTTGAGTTCCTTAGACATGTTATTAAGTTCTGCTTTAGCATTATTTAATTGAACTTTCCATGCCTTAGTTCTTTTATCATTTTCGCCAAAAGAGGTTGAAGCATTCTTTAAAGCTGATTGCAAAGCTTCTATCTTTTGCTTTTGTGCATCTATTGATTTTTGTAGCACTTCATTTCTAGCTGTTAAGGCCTGTTCTGATTTGTCTTGCTTATCAAATTGACTCTCTATCAGCTTCATCTCTGAGCCTAATACTTTAAAGGATTGATTGATTTCAACTAGCTGAGCTTTGAACTCCTTTTCGCCTTCAATACCAATTTTTAAACCAAAATTATCAGCCATATGCTTCACCTCCTTTAGATGCCCTCAGGCAGAATATCATCAATGGAATGCTCCACTTTTGGCTTTGATAAACCTATAAATTGTTTGTGACATTCCCATAAATCAAGTAAAAGACCAAAAGGCATCATCCATACTTCTTCTTGTGTAAGTTGAAGATGGACAATGCCGTAATATAAAAGACGAGTAAACAACTCTTCGTCACTTACTCGTCCAGTGCGTTTTTTGATTGATCTTCACTCTCAACGTTTCTTTTAGTTCCTTTTAATAACGCTTCTGTAATTGCGTCTTTAAAGTCTCCTAAATCATTAGGTGTTGTTAATAGTTCTACTTCATCTTCAGTCAATAATTCTTTTTCATTTCCTTTGTTTCTTAGGTTATGAATCAAGATCGGTTGATTTGCAAGTAGTGTAATTAAATACACAACTTCAGACAACGCACTGTCAAAGTTTTCACTATTTAAAAGTTTATCGCCAAGTTTATCTAATCCACCATATCTTTTAGCTATTTCCTTTGTTGCTTTAGTAGTTAGTAACAACTCAAATTCTCTACCGCCAATATTAATAGCAGTGCTTCTTTCGTCAGCCATATAATTATTCCCCCTCTTCTGGAATTCCAACATACGCTGGTTCATACACTGCATCATACCAATCATCAATGATTGACTTATTATTTGCTGATTCTGTTACTTCAGCCTTCCAGGGATGCTTGAATGATGCGTCTAGTTTGTTTCTTCTTAAAATTGTACCTTCAATAGTAGGTGTTGAGAATGTAATGCTATCACCCTTTGTAGCTAGGTTTGTTGCAGGGATATTAAACAATACTCTGTATAACCAAAAGTACTTATATTTCCCATTAGATTTCTTGGCTCTAAAACCAATAGCTACTGGATTTGCAATGTCGCTTTCACCTGAAATTAGCACCCCGTTACTATCAACTACTGCACCTACTAAGTCCGCTACAATGTCGTGACCTATATCATCTACTGAAAGTGAAATAGTACCACTCTTAAACTCTCTTACAATTTCCGCTTGTCCATCATCGGCATAAAGAGTAGCTTCATTTAATTCCACACTCAAGTCTGCTGATATTGCTTTTGCTAGTTGGCTAGGCGTACCATAAGTTTCATTGCCACTTGCATCCTCAGTAATCTTTGCATAATACAACTTATCTAATCCGATTGTTGCCATTTTTTATTCCTCCTCTATTTTATAATGGTCGGCTACATCAATTGTGAAATGGTGATACTTGGTTTCTTTTTCATAGCCGTTGTATCTTCTTTCTGTGATTGTTAAGCCATTTTTTAATAATAATTTTTCTAAACTCCTCTTTAATTTAAGGTAGTTTGATTTTGAATATAGTGATATTCTCACTTCTTCGATATCTTGCTCTGGTAAGTTATCAGCATATAACTCATATGTTGATGTTACAGGTATTAAGACGAGGTATTGATCAGGTGCTTGACCAGAAAAGATACCTGTTTCAATTGGAACATCAAGCTCAGAAAATAAAGATATGAGTCTTTCAAGTAGTATCATATTTTGTTAATTTCCTCCTCAAGTTTACCTATCATAGTATCCATACAGGCTTGTTTGGTAGTTCTAATAGCTGGCTTTAAGAAAGGTCTAGCAGGTTGATTGTGTTTTCCATACTCGATAATATTTGCTATCATCGCATTTGACTTTCCATCTTTTCTAGGTTCGCTAAACCCAATCTTAATGTTACTATTCCCGTTCCTATCTTGCCTTACTGAACTGACACCTAAAGAATCAACAAGCTCGCCTGTTGATCTGGATTCAACTTTTGTATCACTTCCAACAACAGACTCAAGGTTGATTTTAACTTTATCAAAAACAACCTCGCCTCCGCTTTGAAGAACCTTCGCTGTTATCTCATCAGTTTTGCTTCCTAGTCTTGATAGTTTCTTTAAGAACTCTTCTGGCATTTTAACAGTCGCTTTAGCCATCAGTAGGTTCCACCTTTTTTGCTAAGACTTCAATATACATCTTTTTACCTTTTACATCTTCAATTGAGAAGATTTCAAAATCACTACCATCACATACGATTATCATGCTTGTTGTTAAGTTCACATTAGGTATTTTTCTAAACCTAAATAAATCAGTAGCCGTTGTGAAAGTAGCTCTATTAGCCCACATAGAATTGCCATGTCTACCTTCACGATAAGCTCTAATTGATGCTACTACTTCTTTGGCTTCATTCATAAACCCATCTTTATCTTTTGCCTTATTTTTAAGGATTA